ATGATTGAACGCACAGTGTATCAATGTGAGCACTGCAAGAAATACAAACGTACTCCACGAATCTACTTCAAAAGCACAGATACATATACTCACGAACAATTCTGTTTTTATAACGAGAAAAATAAAACATGTTTAACCTGTAAATTCAATACAAGAGAACAACACGAAGGACTACCGGTAAAAGGAATAGGCTGTGAATTTGACTTATTGGACTTTACAAAGTATTTTTCACTGTCAGATGTAATTAAACGTGATTGCGACCACTGGGAATCTAGATTAAAGCAAAGGAGTGAGGACGATGGCAATTAATATGATGTGTGAAAAATCGGAGTGCAAGCACTATTTTGAGGATTGCTGCATGAAGAATCTAATAGAAGAACGGATACATATAAGCGAGGATGGTTACTGCTTAACATACGAACCCGGGGTTAATGATGCTTATAAAGAAATAGACAAAATGGCTGATGGAGAGATACAGGCAGAGCAAACGAGTAATTACGTTTATGAAAGCGAACCCACATGTAATATTTGTGGCAAGCCAGTAATTGAATGTGACCGAGGATAAAGAGAGGGAGTGAGGACGTTGAGGGAGATTAAATTCAGAGGTAAGCGGATAGATAATGGCGAGTGGGTTTATGGCTATCTGGTAAAACAGTTTGGAGTATTCAAAATATACGATGATAGCTCCGAAGATTTTGGGAACTGGATACATGAAGTTGACCCCGAAACAGTAGGACAATACACTGGACTGCACGACAAGAACGGACGGGAGATTTACGAGGGGGATATATTAAGATTGTGGCGGTCAGTTGGTAGTAACGGAGAGTTAAGAAGAGAGCATTATAAACCGTTGCCTGTTACATATTGCAATATATGGTGCCAGTTTGTCGCGAATGATGAGTCAACAAAAAACCAATATTGTATCTGGAGTGATTTTGGAGCATTTGAGGTTGTCGGAAATGTTTATCAGAACCCCGAACTGATGAAGGAGAGTGATTGAGTTGGAAAGACCGATTTTATTTAATACCGAAATGGTTAAGGCCATCTTATCCGGGCAGAAAACACAGACGAGAAGGATTGTTAAGCCACAGCCTAAAGAACAATTAAAATGTGTAATACAGCATGAAGTTGGTGGAATGGCTTGTTGGATGGAAGAAAATGCAGACCAGTCAAGCAAAGATTTTATGTTTTATAAGTCTCTTGAAGTCGGTGACATTCTTTGGGTTAGGGAAAGCTTTTGGCAAGCAGGAACATGGACAATGTCATATCCGGATGATGATGAATACAGTAGTCGGAAAGGCTCGAATAGATATTTTTATGTAGCAGATGGTACACCACCAAATGAACCTAATACAGATTATCCAGAAGGTTTGAAAAATGGGGCATATTCAGCAGCTAAGCCTGATAGGATATGGCGTAAATTTCCGTCCATACATATGCCACGGTCTGCAGCACGATTGTTTTTAAAGGTTACTGACGTGAGGGTTGAACGGTTGGAAGTTATTAGGCCGGAAGATATAAAAGCAGAAGGATTTAATGATACTGTATCTTTCCTGAAAACTTGGGATGAATGTTACAAAGAACCCTACCAATTTTGCGACAACCCCTGGGTATGGGTTATTGAGTTTGAAAGGGTGTGATGAACTTGGATAAATATGCGGAACAGATACTCATTGCTGCAATAAGTATAAAGGGAGTACCTAGACAATTAGACAAGGCTGTAGAAGAATTGTCTGAACTCATAAAAGAAATATGCAAATTCAAGTATGAATGTAATAACAGAAAGGCACTTATTGACGAAATTGCGGATGTTGAAATCATGCTTGAACAGTTAAAAATTATCGTCAATGATCGTTTAGAGATAAAACCAGAGGATATTGAAATTAGGAAGAAATACAAAATAAACAGGTTAGCTGAAAGTTTAGGGTTTGAAAGGATGGTGTAAATGAAAAAAGAAATTAGGCAAGCAGTATACGAAAAATATAACGGACATTGCGCTTACTGCGGAAGAAAAATAGAATTCAAGGATATGCAAGTAGACCACATCGAACCGCAAAGGAACTGGGCTAAGTCAAAAAGCCGTGAAGAAATAAATAGTTTTGAAAATCTTAACCCGTCATGTCGACGCTGTAATCATTATAAACGAGCAGATAACCTAGAGACTTTCCGGGAAACGATGAAAACCTTGCACGAACGAATTTATAACATCTACATAGTAAAGGTAGCCATTGACCACGGGATTGTATATATAAAGCCTTTTGACGGGAAGTTTTATTTTGAAAGGTTGGTATAAAGGATGCCTAAAAGCTTATTTGAGGTCAATGGAAAGGATAGATATCGAAACAATAAAAAAATGACAGTATCCGTGTACGGTGTAAGGACTTCAACAAGAATGGCCAGAGAACCAGGGGAAGCCGAATTCCTTGTTTATTTCAATGGCAAGTGGGTTTGGATGAATGCAGATAACTACACGCCAATTGATAATAAGCACGGTTAATTAGTCTATTACGCACGAAGGTGCAGAAAGTTGAGGGAATTATGAAAAAATCTTTTTATTTTAGGGCTGATAAATCATTGGGGTTTGCATCAGACAATGAAACAGGTGAATTAGCAGAAGCTTATATAAAAGTTGATGTGCCAATAGATAACCCACCATCAAACCCAGATTGTAAAGAAGCATATGAAGGTGTAAAAAGGTTTGTTGCCGAAACAATGGGCGTTAATCCAAATTTGCTTTATGCAGCAACAGCACAAGACTACGAAGAAAATACGGAAGAATAGAACGCATAATGAATAAAAGGTGAGGATGTGAGGATATGGCAAAGCAGTACGGAGCTGCCGAGAATTATGAGGCAAAGCTTACAAGAGTAATGGAACGTCTTGAAATAAAGGAATTTAACTATGATTTCAGTCGGCACTGGAGCTGGGTAGAATTTCGATACAAAGGGCAATTATACAGGTTTGATCACAGTGTTGAAAAGGCACAAAGCCGAGGTATAAATTTGAAATATGGTTCAGATGCATTTGCACAGATTGTATTGAGTTTGGAAGATCTGGCCAGAATGGTTGAACGAGGTATATACGACCTGCAAACATGGGTAGCGGGTATGAAATACCTTCCTCCAGTCATTGAGCTTCCAAGCTTTATGAAATCTCTTGGTTTTGAACAAATGCCAGCCACAGAGGAAGATATTAAAACAAGGTATAAAACTCTTGCAAAGCAGCTTCATCCGGATGCCGGTGGAAATGATAAAGACTTTATTGATTTGCAGCAATCGGCAGAGCAGGCAATAAAGTATTTTAAGACTATCAAAGGTACGTGATATGAATAAATTATGTACTTACTATCTGCAATGTGCTATTATATAAAACGAACAAAATATTCGATTTACAAATGTAACAGAACAAAACAAACGTAAGTATAGCCTGCGAGGAAGAAAGCGAGGGGAGTCGTATTGAATGTTGAAAAAACATTGAGGGAATACCTAAAAAATAAGTCTAGAATGAATATTCTTAACCTCAGAATTGAAAAAGCAAAAAGAGAGTTGCAATTAGCAAATACATCATACACAGAAGATGAAAAAGATACAATAGAAGCATTGCAAATATCTGCCGTAACAATAAAAAACACGCCAAGTTCAAAAACAAATGAATTTAACAGTGCGGTTGAAAATACTGTAATTAATTATCATGAAGAACAAATTCATAAAAACAGAATGGATATTGATGGGGTATATAGTAATATCCGTACATGGGAAAAGGAATACAAAGAACTTAAAGACGAAACTGAAACTATAGAGGTTGCATTAAATGGACTTACCTTTCAAGAGCAATTTGTTATAAAAATGTACTACTTTGAAAAATTAAAAGGTTCTGATTTGCAACTAAACTTTGAAAAAAACTTTAAATACAAGAATCAGGAAACTATAAGATTGCTTAGATTAAATGCTTTAAAAAAGATAAAAGTGCTAATTACATAAAGTTTGCAAAAATACTGTGAAAATTTGCAAAAATACTGGAATCACTTATATTTATTATGTGTTAGAATTAAAGTGTAAAAATTATCAATTGAATATTCACAGGGATTAACGAGACAAGGACGGATACCTTGCCTCGTTTTTGTTTTCCTCGGAAAGGATGTGTCCGTGGTGGCAAAATATAAATTTAAATGTGCAACCTGTGTTTGGGGCACATTCAGAGAAGGTAAATGGTTTTGTATTTTTCCAAAATGTGCAAAGTACAAAATGCAGACAGGCAGGTGAAAGATACATGAATAAGAAACCTGCTAAACCAATACCAGAAAGTCATTATGAACGTTTCAAATATCGCCTTGAAGAAATTAGCGGAGAATGGGCAGAAAGAAATATTACCATATTCTTAATAGACATTGCAACCGGGTATAGGATTCAGGACATTATAAACTTGACTATATCGGATATTCAGACAGCACTACAGAATGGACATTTTGAGATTCAGGAAAAAAAGCAGTATAACGCATGGAAAACTCATATTAGAAAAAATCCTAAATCTTCAAAAAAGATGCCTGAAAAAAGGAAACATGATATAGTTCCACAACTTGAGAACATTCTTAAGAAGTACATAAAAAATAAAAAGAAATCTGAGTATGCTTTTCCTTCCCAAAAGGGATTTGGAAGTAAATATATCAGTGAAAAGGCATATTCAGATATATTAAAAAAAGTTGCAGATGACAAAGAAATCAATCTTAAAAATATTACCGGACACAGTTTAAGAAAAACATATGCAAGAAGACTTTTTGAAGAAACAAACAATCTTGAATACGTAAGAATTGCACTCGGACATTTGAGTGTTGAGGTAACAAAAAGATATCTCGGATTAGATGATGATGTTAAAGAGTCAGCAGCAAAAATAGCAGGAAGGAAATTATAGTTTTAATTTAAAATCCGCAATTAGTTAAGACATACTTATTTTCGGTGTCATAAAAAAATAACTACAATATATGCAATAAAAATTAAAATCCGTAATCCTATATGTTATTGCGGATTTACAAAGCACTCAAAAAAGTGGTTCAAAGTGTTGATATTTAAGCGTTACAAAGACATTGCATAAAAAATGCTTAAAAAATAACATAGAGACTCATGTATAGAGCCAAGTCTACATGTGGAGGTGAGAACAATTAAGTCAGTTCAAGAAATAATTGATAGTAGTTTAAAGCTTATCGAATCAATGGTTGAGGACAATAAAACCGATAAAGAAATAGCTGATAAGTTAGGAGTTGGATACTCAACATATAAAAAATATAAAGCCACAAATGATGATTTAAAGGCAGTTATATCCGAAGGAAAAGATAAAAAGAATCAAAGAGTAGAACAGGCAGTATTCAAGACTGCTGTTGGTTATACTTACTGGGAAGAAGTAGCTACAAAGGTTAAGTGCCAAGAGTTAGCTGAAGATGGAACTACTATTCTTGAAAAAGAGTCGGTTGTTATAAGCGAAGTTAAGAAGTATAAAGGCCCTGATTTAGCTGCTCAAAAGTACTATTTAAACAATAGGGAAAAGGCACGTTGGAAAGATGATCCACATGCAGTTGAAAACAATAAAAAGCTTACAAAGCTTAAAGAAAAGGAAGTAAACTCAAAAACTATAAACATATAAAGAAGGTGTCAAAGATTGCGATATATACCAGATGTTCATGCGGAAAGAAAATAATACAAGGCAGTAAGTGTGAATGTAGGAAAGATAGATATAAACGGTATGACAAAGAAATAAGGTACAACCAGGACAATATAAAGTATACAGAGTTTTATAATAGTCATGGTTGGGATAAGTTAAGCCAATACGTAAAAATCAAATACAATGGGTTATGCTTGATGTGTTTACTTGATAATGATGAAATAACTGCTTGTGATTTAGTTCACCACATTATACCGATTCGAAGTGATTTCAGTAAACGATTAGATGCAAAAGAGTTGATACCTCTTTGTCATGCCTGCCACAACAGCATAGACCACATTAACTACACTGAGGAAGTAAAAAACAAACTGAGAGCTTTGTTAACAGAGTATCAAAAAAAATATATATAGACCCCGGGGGATAGCAAAAAGTTTTCGGTCATAGTTGCAACACCCGAGTGGCTCTCTCAGTCAAATAAAATTCCCAAAATGAAAGTTTGAGACAAGAGAAGGAAGAAGGTGAAATATGAGCAGACCATGCAAGGTGGTAGACAGTCAAAGCAGACATAGTACAAAAGAAGAAATTGAAGCGAGAAAAGCAGCAGAGGAAAGCATAAAAAGCTTGGATGATAAAATTGGCATTCCACCGGATTATTTGTCTGAGCAGCAAAAAAATATATATTCTTTTATCATCGAGGAACTTAAGAGAACAGGAATATTAACTAATTTAGATGTTTACATACTATCCACCTGTGCTATCGCAGTTGACCGTCTGCAGACAATTGAAACCATTATAAATAAAAACATTGGAAGCATTGTCAATAAAGATTTAATGAGTGCAAAGGATAAATATACTAAAGACCTTTATCGTTGCTGCAGTGAATTATCACTATCCCCTCAGTCAAGAGCAAAACTTGGGAATTTAGCTAGGGAAAATAAAGACAAAGAAGAAGACCCCGTATTAAAAGCCTTAAGGGAAGATGATGAGGAATGATTCTTTTAGACAAAGCATTAAAATATTGCCAAGATGTAATTGAAGGTAGGGAGATCACCACCTGGGAAGTAAAAATGCAATGTTGTATATTTGTCCAGGATTACTACGAACACCAGTACAATGACAGCTTCGAATTCTATTTTGACGAAAAGAAACTTAGAAAAATAAATAACCTGTTAAAATTATTTAATTATGCAACGGGCTTTGTTGCTGGGAAACAGGTACTAGAAGGTTTGGAGGGATTCCAAGCCTTATTTATTTCTGCAATATTTGGATGGAGATATAAAAAAAATAAAAAGAAGTTCAGGTACAGGGATGTAGTATTGTTCATACCAAGGAAAAATGCTAAAAGCTTTATTGCAGCAATAGTTATTCTACTGCTAATGCTTACTGAACAAAATTTCAGTGAATTTTACAGTATATGCATTGATAGAGACTTAGCAAAAGAAACACGAAAAGCAATGGCCCAGCTAATAAAAGCAAGTCCTTTAATCCAGAAACACTTTATAGTATCTGAAAGTGAAATTGGAGTTATAAAGTGTAGAATTACCAACAGCTATTATATTCCAAGAACTAGTAAGGCAAATAAAAATAACTCTATAAGACCGACATGCTTTGTTGCAGATGAAGTTGGAGCATTTACAACAAACAGTAATATTCAGGCAATGAGAAAAGGACAGTTAAGTGTTCTGAATCCTATCCAAATACAAACAACTACGGCCTATGCTGAGAGCGACTCTATTATGCTAGAAGAATTGGATTATGATAGGGCTGTTTTAAAAGGTATTGTTACAAACCCTAGGATTTTTTGCTTACTGTATTATTGCAGTAAAGAAGAAGCATGGACGGACGAAGGATTATACAAGGCTAATCCATTAAGGGTTGAGGAAAATTATGCTGAAATAAGAGCCGACAGGGAAATAGCTAAGGTTAAAATAAGTGAGCAGGAAGAATACTTAACTAAAAACTGTAACATATTTCTTGAAAGCAATGAAATTAATAAATACCTTGATATGGACCATTGGAAGAAGTGGGAAATCACCGAAAAAGAATTTAAACGGAGGGTTAAAGGCAAAAAGGTTAAAGTTGGGGTTGATTTATCAGTTACTACAGATTTAACAGCCGTTTCAATTGAATTTGAGGACGAAGACATTATATTTTGTAAGTCACACGGATTTTTACCGAAAGGTAGTCTTGCAAGTAGAAGGGAAAAAATTGATTATAAAGCATATGCCAAAGCCGGTTATTGTGACCTACACAAAGGAATGACTGTTAATTACACACTCGTTGAAGAATATATTCGGAATATAGAAGTTAAATACGAATGTGAAATAGAGGTTATAGTAACTGACCCTACAAATGCAAAAGAAATGATGGAAAGACTGTCAGCGGACTATGATGTAGTGTTGCTAAAACAAACCTATACGAACCTTTCTCCAGCTACTAAAGAATATAGAAAGGCTGTTTATGATGGCAAAACAAGACATGTTAAAAATGAATTGCTTGATTGGAACATGAACAAAGCGAGTACATCAAAGGGCAAAGGCGATGATGAAATGCTTATAAAAGAGGATAAAAACAAACAGAGGATTGACATGGTTGTAGTACTTGTTTTTGCATATACAGAATTCGTAGGGAGCAATGTTCAAGTTAACACAAGCAAATATCATACGGAAGAATATATTAATAGTTTTTATGGGGGAGGAGATGAAGATATTTAAAAAAATAATAAGTCAAATAGGCGCAGCGGAAGTTATTTTCTGCCTTGGCCTATTTTTTATTTCGTTTGCTAGTTACAAAATTAATTACATATTAGGTTCATATGTAACCGGGGCAGCACTTATTTTGGTCAGCTTAATTATTACCAAGGCAGACAGGAAGTGATTATGTGGGATTTTTAAAAAAAGCAATAAGCAAAAAAGATTTATATGTAAATAATGAGTGGAGTGCCGAATTATTAAAAATGCTTGGCATAGATGCCGGCTGCTCCAATAGAGAAAAACTTGGAGAGATAACATATTTTACATGCCTTAAGCATTTAAGTGAATGTATGGGTAAATTGCCAATAATTCAATACAGGGAAGATCCTCTAAAAGGGAAAGAACGTATTCGGGGAAAACCGCTGCATTATTTGTTGAATACAGAGCCAAACCCATATATGACGGCTACAACTTTTTGGGAAACTGTTGAACTCAATAGGAATCATTTCGGGAACGCATTTGTGTACCAGGAATACTACAGAATAGGAAGAAATGCCGGGCAAGTAAAAAACTTATGGATACTTCCAACAAATGAAGTCACGGTATGGGTTGATAACAGAGGCATATTTGGTATACCTAACGGGATATGGTATGTTTGGCAAGACAGTAGGAGTGGAAAGTCATGGAGATTTAATTGTGACGAAATATTACATTACAAAAGTTCACTGAGTTGGGACGGTATAGTCGGACTGTCAATAAGAGATATTTTAATACTTCAAATAGAACAGGCTATGTCAGCACAGAAGTTCTTAAACAAACTATATAAGACAAATATGTTCGGCGGGAAGATAATGGTCCAGTATACCGGGGATATGGACATAAAAGGCGAAAGTGCATTGGTAAGAAAACTTGAATCATTTTCTTCTAATACCGGTTCCGGAAAGTTTATTCCTTTGCCGCTTGGCATAACGGCAACAATGTTGGATATGAAACTCACAGATGCACAGTTTTTTGAATTAAACAAATATAGTGCATTACAGATTGCAGCCGCATTTGGAATCAAGCCTAACATACTTAATAATTATGACAAGTCAAGTTACAGCAACAGCGAAACTCAGCAACTTGACTTTTATATTAACAGTCTTTTACCAAACCTTAAAGGATATAAAGAAGAAAATACAAGAAAGCTCCTTACAACCTCAGAACTGGCAGATAGCAACACACTAGAACATGATACAAGGGAGTTATTCAAACTTGATCCTGTAAATCAAATGAATAGGCTTCAAAAAGGTGTTAATAATTTCATGATTACTGCCAACGAAGCGAGGGAAGAACTTGGGCAACCATACAGCGACGAACCCGTTGCAAACATGCTTATTGGAAATGGCAACTATATAAGACTTGATCAGGTTGGAACACAATGGAGAAAGGGGAAAAACAATGATAAAAGTGACACAGGAAATACCTGAGGGAAGATTCTGCGCAGAGATATCACGCAATAACAGAAATGACAGAGAAAAGTGTATATTTCTTGACAGAGATAATAACCTGTTAATTACAAGACATACGGAAGGTTTTGTTTGCAGAAGGCATCCGGAAGTAATTCTTGGAATGGAATTAAGCCAAGAAACTGATAAAGTAGTAAAATGCCATGCCTGTCTAAAAGAAACTAGCGGAGGTGAGACGGGTGCCAAAACTGGAATTGTTGAATAAGGATAAAAGAACCGGAAAAGAAAAAGTATGTGGAAACCTTGAAATAAAGAATCAGAGTAATGACCTATCTGAACTTTTTATTTATGGGGATATTATGAACTATAAATGGGATGAATCAGATGTTGTACCCCAGGACATAGCAGACTTCCTCAAAGAACTTGATGGCAAATCAAAACTTAATATATATATTAATTCTGGGGGTGGTTCAGTTTTTGCCGGATTAGCCATATACAATCAGTTAAAAAGACATAGAGCCGAAAAAACGGTATATGTGGATGGTGTAGCAGCCAGTATAGCATCTGTAATAGCAATGTGCGGGCAAAGGATTATAATTCCTTCAAATGCTTTTCTTATGATTCATAAAGCCTGGTCATTATCTGTGGGTAATGCAAATGATTTCAGGAAAGCTGCAGAAGATCTTGAACGCATTGACGAAGGGATTCTGAATATTTACAAAGAAAACCTTGCTGATGGGGTAGACATAGAAAATATAAAAGAATTGGTCAATGCTGAAACATGGCTTACAGGTGAAGAGGCTTCAAAATACTTTAATGTTGAGGTGGTGGAGGAAAGCAAAGCTGCTGCTTGTGCATCAGATTACTTCAGTAAGTACAAAAATTCTCCTAAAGATTTAAACACACAACAGAAACAGAACGAAAGAGAAGATATTGAAAAACAAAAACTATTGTTAGAAATAGACCTGATATAAGGTCTTTTTTTACAACCATTTTATGAAGGGAAGGTAATAATATTATGACCAGAGAAGAAAGAGAATTAAGAGCGCAACTGGCACAACTTAAAAACGAAGCACGGACTCTTGTAGACGAGGGGAAAATTAAAGAAGCTCAGGCAAAAGCAGATGAAGCAAAATCTATTCAGGTAAAAATAGATTTAATTAGGGACATAGAATCAATTGAAGATTCTGCCGGAAACCCTATTGGAGGAGAAGAAAAGGATAAAGCAGAGGAAGAAAAGCAATATAAAGCTGCATTTTGTAAAGCATTGAGAGGTAAGAACCTTACCGAGGCCGAAGCATCTATGCTTGATTCTAAAGCTGCATTGAGTGAAGGGACCGCTGCTGATGGAGGATTAATTGTTCCTCAGGACATTCAGACAAAGATTAATGAGTATAAAAGGACTCTTATCGACCTATCTCAATTGGCTACAATTGAAGGAGTTACTACCTTATCGGGTAGCAGAGTACTTGAAAAACTTGCCACAATGACACCATTTGAGAATATCACAGATGATACTGCAGATATAGATGAAATGGTAAACCCTCAATTTGAGCAAATTACATATTCCATTAAAAAGTATGCAGGTTGGTTACCAATACCTAACGATTTATTAAAAGATACTGATCAAAACATACTAGCCTACTTGACAAGATGGATTGGTAAAAAATCCATAGTAACAAATAACACATTGTTTATGGCTATTTTGAATGCATTAAATGAGGTTACATTTGCTGATTGGAAAGCAATCAAGAAAGCATTGAATGTTACCCTAGACCCTATGCATGCAACTTCGGCAGTTATTCTTACAAACCAGGATGGGTTCCAGTACCTTGACACATTGGTTGATGGACAGGGTAGACCGCTTCTCAAAGACGATATAACTCAGCCTTCGGGGAAAATACTCTTTGGCAAGCAAGTGAAAGTTGCTCCAAATAGCCAACTCCCAACTACCGGGACAACCACCAAATACGCCCCAATGTTTGTAGGAGACACTAAAGAAACTGTTATTAAATTCGACAGACAGCAGTACGAAATAGCATCAACAAACGTTGGAGGCACTGCTTTCAGAAAGGACAGAACCGAATTAAGAGTAATCGAAAGGGAACAATATAAGGCTTGGGATACAGCGGCTACAGTAAAAGGGAAAATCGATGTTACTGCAATAGTTTAAGATATCGAGAAGGGGGAGATTAAAAACTCCCCTTTTGCAAATTCAGCTAGGAGGTACTTAATGGGGAAATATATGATTTTAATCGATGACATCAAATTGGACGGTTTAGAATTGGAGAATGGCAGCGTTGTCGAGTTGCCTTGGCAGATTGGTGATAATTATATTGCCAGAGGATGGGCTAAAAAGGCTGGTGAAGAAGATGATACTGACATTAGTAGAAGCGAAAAAATATCTAAAGGGAGACGAAAGTGACACTTCTGAGGACTTGGACATTCTTTCACTTATTACTGCAGCTGAAGAATATTTGAAAAATGCAGGATGTAAGCTACCCGAAGGAAATGAACTCGCAAAACTTGCAATTAAGTTGCTTGTTGTTCACTGGCATGAAAACAGAGAGCCAATCGGAAAAGCTGATAAGCTGCAATATAGTCTGTCAAATATAATTCTTCAGTTACAGTATTGTTATGAAGAGGAGACAATAATATGAATCCAGGAGAATTAAAGCACCGTATCCGGATACAGCAGAAAACAAAAAACATAGACAACAAAGGACATCCTGTTGAAACTTGGGTTGATTTTGGAGCAACTCAAGAACGGCCAGAGGTATTCCGCTGGGCCAAATGGGTATGGCTACACGGTAATGAATTTTACGCTGCTGCCGCCGTCCAGTCAAAGGCTACAGCTAATGTCACCATACGGTACACGCCTGGCTTAACGTCTGAAATGTCCGTTTTGTACAAGGGTAAGCGTTACGGTATTCTACCGCCTATTGATAATATCCGAGAAGAAAATAAGATAATAACATTCAAAGTCTACATTGTTGAAGAGGGGTGATACCTATATGAATATAGGGGCTCACGGCGGTAAGAACGGGTTTGATATATCGGAATTTGACAAAATGATAAATCAACTTGAAAAAATGGGAATATATACCGCACAGATAGCTGAAAATGTACTTGATGCCGGGAGCGAACCTGCAAGACAGGCTTTCATACGAAATATGCCGCCAAACTCAAAAAGGGATAAAGAACATGCAAGGGATAATGTTGTTGTATCAAAAACACGGATAGCAAAAAGGACAAAAAACAGATATCGCTTAGTTGGAGCCTTAAACCGAAAGTTTGAATATTTGTACTATGTTGAGAACGGTACAACAAAGGCACCGGCACACCCATTTATAGAAAAAGCATACCGAGCAGCTAGGGACGCAGCAGTAGAACCCATGAAAGAAGCTTTTAACCGTGAATTTGACAAATATATGGAGGGATAACATTGCAGGATGCAGAGGCATTAGTGTATCAGACATTAAACTTAGATGAAACCTTAATAACATTACTTGGAGGAAAAGATGTTGGAAAAGGCTTTTTTAGAATATATAACAGTCCCGTAGCTCCAAATGCTGATGAATATCCCCGGATAACTCTATTTGAAATTGTTAACACGGACGAAGCAGCTGCAGATGATGAATCTACAATGTCTGATGTAAATGTCAGGGTAGATATATGGACAAAAGATGAAACAATTCTGTTTGACGTTACAAACAGGGTTAAAAAAATACTAAAGACAAACCTCCTGTGTACGGTAAAACTTGGAGCTAAAATCTATGAGCAGGACACGGAGGTATATCACAAGGTAGTAGAGGTTTATTTATTATTAGAACAGGAGAGTGAATAATTTGATAAAAATAGGTGTAAAACGCTTGCATTATGCCCAAATAGTGAACGATGTTGAAGGAGCAATTACATACAATGTACCTGTTGCTTTACCAAAGGTACAACAAGTAGGAGTAAACCCAAAGGTAAACAGAGCACAAGTTGTAGCTGACGACCTAATAGATGAAGACATAACACAATGTATTGGAGCAGATGTAACTGTACAGAGAAAATATTGCACATTAGAAGAGGAATCCTTTCTTCTTGGAAGGCCTAAAGATTCAGACGGTGGAGTATACGGAGGAACAACTGATAAACCTCCATATGTAGCTTTAGGCTATATGAGAACCTTTGATGATGGGTCAGGCTTATATACATGGCTATTAAAAACAAAGTTTGCACCATCAAATAGCACTGCTGACACAAAGCCTGCTGATGGAGTAACTCCACAGTATGATTCTATGACGGCATCGTCAATAACAAGGGCAGCAGACGGACAGTGGATATATTCGAGAAAATCGTCTGATCCTAACTTTTGGCAGACATTTTTTAGTAAAGCAACACTTGAAAAGCTTGCAAATGTGAGTAATCAGGTATATGGGCAGCCTGCCACAGTATCAGCAGTTGCAGCATTACCAGAAACGGGAACACCTGGGGTTATCTATCATCTTACAACTGATGATACACATCATTACTGGGATGGCTCAAAGTTTGTTGTGATATAAAATAAATAATTAAGGGGGCGGCGAAAGCTGCCCTTATTTATTTGGAGGCTCTATGAAAGTTAATGACATTAAAGTAGGGGTAAATATTGAATCCTGTAATAACTGCCAAAGGAATAAGATAGGCACAGCTATACATGATTTGTTTACTCCAAAAGGGTGTACACCGAATCTGTTTATTACATATCAAAACGGAATTTGATATATAAACGAACAAATACTTATGTCAGTCATTAGGATGGCAAACACATTGCAGCCTGACAGGAAAATACAGGTAGTTAGCAATGAGGAATTCATGAACTTACGAAAGGGGGGCTAAATCATGCAAAGAACAATAGTATTAGAATACAACGGTAAAAAGGTAGTGTCACAGCCTTTTACATTTAAACACGCATGTATTATAGATGATGAGAGATATAAAGACGGAGGGCTTGCTACAGGGGCGAGATTGGCACTACAAAAAATGTTTGAAGGGACTATTTTGACTGATGAAATAATTGATACATTAAATATTAAAGAGTTAAGAGCTGCGACGGGTAAAATACTTGATTGGTTTTTGTGCATAGATGAAGAAACAAAAAACTCATCAAGCCCACAAACGGTTCAAGGGCCGGGAGTGGGCGACTAAGAAATCTTTACAAGACTTTTATGAAAATGAAGTTATTACCATCCGAAGTCGATAAGCAAGACTTCGACATTCTACTTTGGTTAGCTTTAAGTCCTGATGAAGAAACCACAAAAGATGAAATAGAAGCAGCAAATGCACCTATCATGGGTATGTTATAAGGTGGTGAGAATTTGGCAAAGAACCCGAATATAAGTATTGGTTTTAGTAGCAATAAATTTGCACAAGAAGTAAACAGCATGGTTGCCCCACTGAAAAACGTCAAAAAAGAATTTGAAATAACAAACTTGGCAATAGAGGCGACAGGAGATAAATTCGCACTTGCAGCGAACAAATTAAAAGGGTTTGAGGCAGAGACAAAAATATTAAAGGCTGCAACCGCCGCAATGAAAAAAGGTCTAGACGATGCGGTTAATACACAGTCTAAACTTTCTGCAAAGGTTGAAGCTGCAAAACAAGCTTATCAAAATGCTGCAAATGCTGAGAACAAGTCCGCAGCAGAGGTACAAAAGCTAAAGCAGCAATATGATGATTTAGTTTCAAGATTATCAAAGGCTGATAAGGCCGTTGGAAATTGGAAGAATAAAATACTTGATAGTCAGATAGCTGAAAATAAACTCAAAGTTGCAGTATCGCAAACCTGTTCGGAAATTGACAAACTTAACAACGAACAGGCTAGAAACATTAAAAGCACCCAAAACGTCACTACTGCATCAGGACAACTGCTTAATATATACACTCTCATAAAAGGCCTTGCAATAGGATATGCAGGAAAAACCTTATACGAAGCACTTATAGGTGATAACGCAAAGTTTGAGCAGAACATGACAGCCTTTGAAGTCCTATTAGGTGGTGCCGAAAAAGCTCAAAAGGAAATGGATAGGTTAACCCAATTTGCAGCTGTAACACCTTTTACTCTTCCGCAAACTGTGGAAGCTGAAAAACGCTTGTTTGCGTATGGTGTAGATATAAAAAATGTTGCCGGTGTCATGCAGATGTTAGGCGATATATCCATGGGTATCCCTGAAAAGTTGGATATGATATCCCTTGCCTACGGTCAGGTAGTAACCAATCAAAAACTTTATGGTACAGAACTTAGGCAATTTGCTGAGAATGGTGTTCCACTTCTGGAGGCACTGGCTAAGATGTACGGCAAGACAACCGCTGAAATGAGAAAGATGGTTGAAAACGGTCAAATTAGTGCTGAGGCTGTAACAGTTGCATTACAAAGAATGACAGGCGAAGGCGGCAAGTTCCACGGGATGATGGAAAAACAGTCAAAGACCATGGAAGGAATGTGGTCGACGCTCAAAGATAATGTAAGTATGTTTGCTCGTGATGTTGGTTCAGAAGGCTTTGAATACCTTAAAGGTGAGTTAAGTTCATTATTAGATACTATAAATGAAATGTCAGCAAACGGACAGCTTGACGAAATGGCTGAGGATTGGGGCCGTAATATCGCAACGTTTATTGAATACGTGGCAAAAGTCATTGAAATCCTATGGGAAATGAAAGACGTACTTATAGCGGTAGGAGCTGCAATGGCAATAACATCAATTATAAATGCTGCAGCCCAAGCTTTTAATGTATTAAGTGCTACAGTACTTGCAGTTAAAGCCGGGTTTGATGCGGCGAAGGTATCCAGTGATGTATTAAATGCAAGTCTGATAAAATCACCGTGGGGATTAGTAGCAGCTGTAATCAGTATTGTCGGTGGAGCATTAGTAACATATGCATTGAATGCAAACAAAGCACAGTCGGAAACTGATAAACTAATCGACAAAACGGAAGACCTAAAAGCAGAGTACGAAAGCAATATACAATCAATAGACAGGCAAACAAAATCGTCAATGATTGAAATTTCAATGGCCCAGAGATTAGCAAAAGAGCTTGAAGGGCTAAGCGGAAAAACAAACAAGACAACTGTCGAGAAAAACCGCATGGCTCAAATAGTAGAACAGCTGAATCAAAAAATACCTAATCTGGCATTAGCATTAAACAGTGAAACAGGTGAATTAAATAAGCAAATAAGTGCTGTATACAATGCGATAGATGCATATAAACAGCTTTTATTTGTAAAAGCAGCAGATAAAAAAGCGGGTGCCGCCGCTGAAAACATACTAAATATGCAAGATCAGCGAAAGGCGTTAGAAAAAGAAATAGCGGAGAATGAAAAAGCAGTAAAAGCAATTAATGACAAAGGGAAATTGAGCCTCGAAAACATACTTGAGTTTGCTACTCATAGCACTCTCGGGACTATAGGTAAAGATTATAAAACCGTAAAGAAAGGTGACACACTAAAAAAGCAACTTGCTGATGTAAATAAAAGCATATCAGAATCAGAAAAAGAAATACAGGAATCCTATAAATTATCAGCAGAATATGCAAAAAAGTACGGGAATTCAGGTAATGAAGCACCCAAGAAGACCTCTACATATGTTCCACCGCTCTTGCCGTCTAAAGGCAGTGACAAAGATGCTGAACGAGCCAGAAAAGAAGCAATACAAAAGCAATTTGACGACCTAAAATTTAGTTTTGATATGGGATATATATCAGAGGTTACATACTATAAAAAGCTTGCAACGCTTAGGGATAAATTTTATAAATCAGGCTCGTCTGAATGGCAGCAGTATACCCTTGAAATAAAGCAGTATAACGACAAGGCAAAGGAAAATGCACTGCAAGCTCAAAAAGATGAGTACCAGGAGAGACTAAAAAACTCAGAGCAATGGATTTCCGCACAAAAAAACTACGGGAAGTTGTCTGCAGAACAAGAAATAGCCTCCTACGAAAAGATTAGGGCCTATACAAAAGAATATTACAATAAAAAAGTTATCAACTACAGGGACTACTTAGAACAGCTTAAATCCCTTGACCAAACGGAATTTAATATCAGGAAACAGGCCTTGCAGGATGAAATATCTGCCGAAGTGGATGCACAAAAAAAAATACTTGATAGTCGAAAAGAAGCAATTGAAAAAGAAGCCGACTATGATAAGAAAAAGTACGATGCCCGGAAAAAACAGATTGAAGCTGAATATGACCTGATAGAGCAAAATGAAAAGAAAGCGGACAGGAACACAGAGCTTGCAGACCTCGCAAGGCAAGAACAAATATTTAGGGATGCAGTTACTACAGAGGGAAAGAACCGGCTAAACGAAATCCGGGACAAAATTGCTGATCTTAACAAAGAGGCTGCAAAAGAACAAAGGGACATTGAGAAGAAAAGTAAGCTTGATGCTTTAGAAGAACAGCAGACACAGGCAGAAGAAGCCCGGAAAGCCCGTCTTGATGCAATAAGTGACGAATATACAAAGCTTGATGAAAAGCAAAAGGATTTATTAAAAAATATAGGGGATTATGCATCGTTAGCAGCAGGCAAAATGGAAGAGGCAACCGCAAAGGTAAAAGCCTTGATTGATGCTGTAACACACATTAATCCAAGTAGCACATTAACAGGACAGCAAGTACCGACAGTCAGAAAGACAGTAATAAACCAGACTAATAATAATACTATATATGACTCGGTAAGTGCTAATGTTTTTGGAAACATGCTTACGTCCGGATTGCAAGGTCTAACATAAGGGGGGTATTAAATGTACGGAATATCAATAAATGGTGTACACAGTAGTACTATACCGGTAGTCTGGAAAACAACCCAAAGACCATTTATGCCAGAGGCAAAAACCTACTATGAATCACTATCTGACTCAGATAGTGATTTTGATTTTTCAGAATTTAATGAGGATGGCAGACAACATTATAACGACAGGGTGTTTGAAGGGACTATATCAGTTGTTGGAAGAAACATGTCCGAGATACATTTACTCCTTACAAAAGTAGCTCGTTGGCTATTTGGAGGGTGGAAAACACTCGAATTTGACGATATGCCGGGAACGGTCTGGACTGCAAAAGTGGAGAATACCAACCAGATAAACTATGAACTTTCCAGAATTGGTGTAGCTTCTGTATATTTTCGGGTAAAACCTTTCTCAAAATGGTTTCTTGATTCTGCTGCAGGTGGTGTGCCTCTAGATACAGATAAGATAGATATTGAAAGCGATATACCTATTGACTTGGACTTAAATCCAACTTATACATTTTCTCAGGGTAGTCAACAAATTACTATAAATAATTTTGGCGATTGGTATACCACTCCTATATTAAGTATCACAGGTACATTTACGAAGTTAACCCTTGCATCAGGAACAAAACAGTTTGTATATAACGGAACCATACAAACTGGGGACATCCTGATAATAGACTGTGAAAAGACTTTAGCAACGAAAAACGGTCAAAATGTAATGCCTCTTTTATCCGGAACAGGTTTGGAATTTGTACCAGGTAACAATGAACTAACAATAACATCTGATGGCACAGGCGAGGTAACAGTAACCTTTGACTTTAAATTTTTAAATGGAGCAGTGATAAATTATGCTTAAAGTTTATGATAAAAATGAAATTAACTTTTCTGGGAACGGATTAGCTGTCTTGAAAGAAGCTCAAAACGTATGTGTAACAAGAGAAATAAATGGAGAATATAGTCTTAACTTTGATATGCCCGGAGATAATGAAAAATGGAAGTATTTGCAGCAAAGAAACAAAATTATATGTGAAGGTCAGCAATTCCGTATATACAAAAAAATCCGTGAGAAAAACGGAATTCTAAAACAGTCCGTTGAATGTTTGCATGTTATATATGATGCAAGTCAAAAGCTTATTCCTGATTTTCCAGACCAAATAGGTTACACACCGAGGGGAATAATGCTTACAGCTTTTACAGGGACAGCATTTCATATTATGACTGATGAAGAAGTTTCTGCACTTGGAATGTCATGGGTAACTGACAAGACCGATATATTCCGGTGTTCAAAAGAAACTCCACTGAGTATTGCCAAAAAAGTAATTGAGAACATCGGGAAGGGCGAACTGTATATTGACAATTATAATATAGCTCTGGTACATCGAATTGGCAAAGACACTGGGCTACACTTCACATTATCAAACAATCTGCAATCTCTAAGTGATGTTGAGGACGGTAATGGTATCGTTACCAGGTTATATGCTACTGGTAAAAATGGTATGCCGTTGCCATCTACAGTTGCTCCAAAAGGATATTTGGATAGTACTGAGGGTATAGCTTTGTATGGGGTGATCGAAGGGTTCAAAGAATATGACACAGAAGACCCTACAGAATTGTATCAAAAGGCACTTTGGGAATACAGCCCTGAAAATCCCGAAAGAATTGATAGGGTTAGTGTTACATACGGATTGAAATTCATTGAGTTATACAAGCTCTATGGAAACAATTTTAAAGTAAATATAGGGGATTCGGTGAAAATAAAAAGCAACGTGCTTGAAATTGAATCGGTGCAAAGATTTACGAAATATACAAAATATCCATACAGTCCTCAGCAATCTACGGTTATATTAGGTAAGCCTCCAAAAACTTTAAACGATGCTGCAGTAGCTGGACTAAATGCATCGCAAAAATTAAATAATGTTACTAATCAAGCAGGAGAGGTTAAAGCAGCATGGCTTGAAAATCTTATAGGCAATATACAACAAGTGGTCTATTCGGGATTAAAAAAGGAACTGTCTATACATAGAACTGGTGACTTGTGGGAATTCGGAAACAACTCTGCTATTACAATAGTTGACGGAGTACTTGCAATTGCAAATAAACGTAAATCTGACGGTTCTTGGGATTTTAGAACGTTCGGAGATGGTAATGGGTTTGTTGCTGATTTAATAACAGTAGGTATCTTGAAAGGTGTAGAGATACAACAAATATCGGATGTTGGTAGTTTGTTGCTAAGCATGTATAAGGACACAAATGGTGGAAAGATATCAATCTATGATAACGAAGGAAATTTAAACATAAAAATGGGAGTAGAAGGTTCTGGGGGACAAAATGTTGGTGGAACTTTAGTTCTATATAACGACTCTCTGGCAAAGCCTAGAGTTGCTTTAGGTACAAGAGGACTTTATGACAGTGGCATTATGGTATTGTATGGGGCAAATAATATTGGGAATGTTTATATTGCCGCAGACCAAGGAGGCCCATGCATTTTTTTGTACGATAACAACGGCCAGTTAAAGAGTACTTTTACATCTAATAGTGGGACAATTGGTGGCAAAAATATTGCAACCACTGACTACGTAGATAATGCTATTGCTCAGCACATAGCAAATAGCCATAATACATAAAAGCAGAGGCATTACTGCCCCTGCTTTTTTAAATCGTCTATTTGTTTTTGTAATTTTGATATTTCTTTTACAAGTTCGTCTTGAGTGACTATAGGCTGATTATTTATATAACCATAACTTTCCCTGATTGCAGTTACACATTTACCATTTTGATTATATAAAAAAAGGCCTGATTGATTATCCTTTTGCTGACCGGATATTAATAGCCGAGCAATGTCCCCACTCTGAAGTGATAGCATCCCACTGTCAGTGTCAGCACGAACGCTTGAAGATACACGAGGCTTAGATTCATCATTATTATAAAGTATTAATGTACCACCAGAGTTATCACCTGTGCCACTTGCTGAACCTAACTTTACTTGTAAATTATTATTTTTATTAAATACTTTGAATATATCTCCCATTGCATTTTGATATATCTTAGATACCAATGTTTGTGAGTTATCTTCGGCAAAAATGAATGATGTAAAACTTATTAAAAGTACTCCAACTAAAAATCCTGAAATAAATTTTTTCATAATAAAACCTCCAAACCTATTAATTTATTAATTCTATATACAGTATATACCAAAAATGTGACATTTAATAGTTTGAAGACCAAAAATTGTAAAGGAGTGGTAAAATGCTAAATCTTAATACAAACTGGCCTACGGAGCTTATTAAGACAATAAAGCAGTGGTATCCAGTGGTTAAATCAAATTTTGAACTGATACAGAACTTTTTTAATGACCATATATCAGGTATCACAAATAGACACACAGCAAGCTCAATAACTAATGATTCTGCGGAGCCCGGGGAAAGTGTAAAGGAGGTGATAGATAATGCCAGGACAGAATTAAACGCTCACTATACAGGGACATTAAATAAGCATGTTGCAAGTACGATTGTTAACGACTCTACCGAAGAAGGTAGTAGCATAAAAGAAGTGATAGAAAATAATAGGACGGAATTAAACTCTCATTATGCAGGAGATACAAACAGGCACACAGCAAGCAGCATTACAAATGACTCTTTAGAAGAAGGGGGGACGGTTGAAGAAGCATTAAATAACAATAGGACAAGGTTTGATAATCATGTTGCCGGAACTCTAAATAAACACAACGCACAAGATGTAAGTTATACCGGAAGTTTTATTGGCAAAGACAATGTAAAAGCTGCACTCGATCAAGCTAAATCTGAAATAGATACGATAATTGTAAATTCCAGTAAGGATCCAGAAGTTGCCTTGGCAAGAAACTCAGCTGTAAAATCAAAAACATTTAATACTCTTGATGATAGGCTAGAAGAATCCGAACAGGAATTAATAGATTTAGTCAATAACATGTCTGGCTATGAAACTCAATCTGGGGCACAGCTTAAAGCAGATACGGCATTGAGTGGAGCAAAAGCCTATACAGACCAAAAATCTGAACAGGTACAGACGGAACTACAAAATACAATCAATACGCATTTGTCGGATTATACGAACCATTTGCCGCATCTTGGAGTTACAAGTAATACAGATAATGCATATAGCATAACAAACTCAAAAAACATATCTGACGGGTCCAAATTTAGTGTTAAATTCAATGTTGCTTCAACCGGTACATCCACATTGAACATATCATCTGACGGTACACCAAGAAGATTAATTAAACCAGGGGGAGCGGATTTCAAACCAAAAGCAGGAACTTATTCGTTTATCCGGGATGCAGAAAATTTTCAGTGCTTGGGTGAAGGGGGGGACTATGGAAATGTACAAGAACAACATGTAACAGCAGGTATAATATTCGGTACTGAGGATGGGTTGAGAGTTGGAACAAATACTAATAATTTGAAATCTGTTATAGGCACTATTCCAAACTTTGAAAGTCCAACACAAACTAGTGCAATGACTTACACAGGCACAGTCAATAATCTACCATTTGCCCCTAAAATAGTTATCTTTTCATTCAAAAGTAGCGATTACTCTTTTTATCAAAATGCTGTAGCATGTATTTATCCAAATATTTTAGGTGTAGGTGTAAATATATTTAACAGTGGTTCGTATTATTTACCACCATTGACTATTGCTAGTCCATCAGATTTTTTAACAAACGGTTTTAAATATTATTGCAAAGGTGCAGGAACGGCAAAAATGACTTATACAGAAGTAAAATTCATGGCTATAGGTTTGGGAGACTAAAGGAGGGATTTAAATGGATACATTATTTACATACGGATGGAGTGGGAATATTCTTATCTCTATGGCAGGAACACACTTTGAAGAACCAGCTGGGTCAATTATAATTAATGTTCCGAATGGTAAAAAAGTAAAAAATTTTGACTTAAGAAGCGGACGCCCTCAACCAATATTCGAAGACGTACCAAAAACAGAGGTTGAGGAACTAAAAGCTCAAAACACTCAGTTACAAACGTATGTTGAGAGTATGACACAAGTAATAAATATACTTTTATCAATGCAAATTGGATCTAATCCGGAAGCGATTAGCAGTATAAATAATATTATGAATGGAGGTAATGCATAATGGCATTTTATTTAGCATGGCAAATTGAAGAGGGTAAATTGGATTATAAAACAGTATTTTCTGCAGCTTTTTTTAAACCGTATAAATCAGACACAGACAACATGTTAATTGCGGATGGTAGGCAGGATTTGATTGTTGATATACCTTAATTACATACATAATTGGATAATATTACGACCTAAAAGGGAGTCATTTATTTGGCTCTCTTTTTGTTTTACAAAAATTTTGAAAGGGTGAGCTAAATGAAACAAGATGGAAAGTTCATTTTAATGAACAGAGAAGAACTCAGAACTTATATTGAAAGCCTAAAAGGGGCTAAGAGCTTTAAAAGTATCCAGCAGCATCATACCGCAAGTCCTGCTTATAAAGATGTGAAAAACAATCATTTTGCCCTTATGAGAAGCATGGAAAACTATCATGTGAGCACATTAAAAATGAGTGAGATTGCCCAACACTTCAGTACGTTTCCTGATGGCACAATCTGTGTCGGTAGACCGCTTACAAAAGATGGCGGAGGATTTCTAAGTCCGAGGAATAAAGATTCAATAACTATTGAAAATGTAGGAAACTTTGATTCTGATGTTATGACGGCAGAACAAAAGCAAAGTATTATACTGCTTAACGCTCTACTATGTAAAAAGTTCAATATTATTCCTTCCACCTCAACACTTATATATCATTGTTGGGTTCAGTCCAAATCTTGTCCGGGGAAAAAGTTTTTTGGAGGAAATAGTAAGGTATCTGCAGAGAAATATTTTATTCCTTTAATTAAAAACGAAATTGAAGATTTAATGACATATGAAGAAGCTCTTGAGATCGTCGCTGAGAAGGTTAACACACCATATTCATTCTGGCTGAATAAGAAGGACATTGATCCAGCTTTTCCGGCTTTGATTATAAAAATAGCTAAAAGTTATGGAGGGAAATAGTATGGAAAAAGTTAATGCTTTTAAGGTAACAGTAACTGCAATATTTGCAGGAATATCAGCTATGCTTGGTTGGTTCGGATGGCTTATAGTAGCCTTTATAGCTTGCTTAGCAGCCGATTGGATATCTGGCTCAGCTGCCGCTGCAAAAAATGGACTGTGGAGTTCTCAAAAGGGTAGGGAAGGGATTTGGCATAAAGCCGGTTGTATTGTAGTTGTAATAGTGGCGGCGGTGCTTGATGGAGTTATAGGCTCAATAATAAATAATATCCCTAGTATAGCACTACCGTTTACGTATACAGTTTTATTATGTCCAATTATAGTGGTTTGGTACATATTCACTGAGCTCGGTAGTATTGTAGAAAATGCTGGAAAGATGGGAGCTCCTATACCTGACTTCTTAAAATCAGCAATATCATTATTCAAGGGAACCGTTGATGCAGCCGGAAATAAGATCACAGAATCAAAATAACAATAACCTTATTTATATTTCAGCCCTCAGGGAGAAATCCTTGGGGGCTTTTTTTATTTCTTTTTATAAAATTGGAAACTTTTTTATACTTTGTGCATATAAATTAACGAAAGGAGAAAAAAGAATCAAATATGGCTTGATAAAGAAAGTTGGTGAACAGATTTGGCAAAGATAGTTGTTAGTTTTAAAGACAAGGAAAAATATTTATACGATTACGCTATGTCTCAGATTAGTGCACCGGTGTACATTAAGCAGCTTATACTTAATGACATGCAAAAAGATAATAAATTGCCAAATAAGCCCAAGGGTAATCCAGGTTAGCTGCTGTACTACACATTCGAGCCGAGCCGGCGGCGCTCGCCTGTTCCCTCACTCCGCTCCCCGCTCCGCTCACTCACTTGCTTTTTTAAAAACCGTGGATTTATGCGGTGTAGATACCTCTAAGACATACCAGTACAGGATATACAAAAGAACTATATTTGGAATAAAGTGAGGTATCTGAAATGGAACTTAATAAATATCATTTTACTTATCAAAGTGTAATACTTACTTTTGGTGTGTACATGTGCAACGAGGCTTTAAGTCTTTGTTATATGCATGTCCCTAACGGTAAATTTGCACTTTTTTCTTTTTTTGCTGTAGGTAGTGGTGTTATTTTAGACAAAGTACTTAAACCTGATAAATACACTAAGCTTTTTAGGATGTGTGGAATAATTAATAAAGAGGATAAAACACCTATTATCATTAAGGAACAAAGGAATAAAAACTCTACAACACTTGTAATTAGTTTACCCGAAGGCATATCACAGGAAGATTTCGAAAGGAATCAACAAGCACTAGAGCAAAATTTAAATGCCAAAATTGAGTTTGGATTTAATAAAAATTTGATAATGAAATTTGTTGAAATGAATCTTAAAACAATGTACCCGTATGAGTTCCGGCAACTTGATGAAACAGAAGCATACATAGGCAAGGGTTATGACGATGATTTTATATTAGATATAAGCAAAGACCAACATCTTATTGTGGCAGGAGAAACAGACAGTGGTAAAAGTTCCTTCCTGGTATCAATGGTATTATCATATGTTTTAAGCAAGCATAATATAGAGCTCCATTTAATCGACTTTCAGAATATCACCCTTTGTATGTTCGAGGACTGCAAAAAAGTTAAAAGCTATGGTTCAAACATTGAAGATTTTGACCGGCTCATGGATTACCTGGAAGAAGAGTCGGAACGAAGATTAAAGTTGTTTAAATCAGTTAATAACAAAGTGTATGTTGAAAAAATAGAAACGTGGAATAGATTGTTTCCTGCTCGTAAAATCCCTTTTATAGCCGTTGTAATTGACGAAGGTTTAACCCTTGCTGATTACCCAGAGGTTATGGCTAAATTCCGTCAGCGGGTCGCTAAAGACCGTAAAACGGGTATACATTACATATTATCTTTGCAACGTCCAGATGCAACGCTAGTAGCAGGAGCAATTAAGGCAAATATGTCAACAAGAATAGCGTTTAAATGTGTTAGCCAAGTTGATTCCGAAGTAATTTTAGGCGGTCTACATGGTGCTGAGAAGATAAAACATAAAGGTAGATTTTTAGCACGATACAGAGGGGAATTAAAGGAATATCAAGCTTTATATATTAATCCTGATAAAATCAAGAAAATACTTAAAGATAATAATTTATTGAGAGATAAAAAACAGAGTCCACCTGCAGAACCTATAATGGACCGCAAGAAAATCATTGAAGATTTCAGGAAAAATTATAGCAATCCATACAAAAAGGATGTGGCACAATGATAACCAAACGTGACCAAACTGTTTTAAATTTCATTGAAGATTTTCATATTGCAACTGCAAAACAAATATACCAAATATTTTTTAATAAAACATCATACAGATATTGTAATAATAGATTACTATATCTGTACAATCAAGGCTTTATTAAGCGTTCCAGAAGCACCATAGACAATGGTTTTGCTTACTACATAAATAAAAAACCCATTCAGGTTCACCATGATTTAATACGGTCCGGAATATATGTGCTATTAAACCAACATTACAGCGTAGAAGCATGGCAGAACGAATATATTATTGAAAATATACGCCCTGATGCTTTCTGCTTGGTAAATGATCATGATATTGTATTTCCTTGTTTCATAGAAGTCCATTTAAACAATAAATTTAACTTTGAAAAATACCAAGCCCTTATAAAGAATGCAGACCTAAAGGCTATATTTAAATTAATGCCACGGGTAGTTATAGTTACAGACAGAGATATTGTAGCTCCTACAAATATTGGTATCAAATTTAAGATAGTCAATTATGAGACTACAACCGGTATTGATAACTTATTTAGGGGGATATAATTATGGCAAATAAAATAGATTCAACTACTACCACCAAGCAGATGAACAACAGTCTAGCATGGGTATTAACTGGTTGTGGAATAGCGTTAATGTTTTATACCAAACACATGGATATATCTTTAATATTTGAGGATGATGCATTAAACAAAAGTATAAGTAATATTTTAAATTTCTTCTCTCGGCTTTTTTAAAAGCAAATATATATACAAACGGAGGGGAAGACCTTGTTAATAAACTATTTATTAAGAGAACTAGGAAACGAGATTAAAAATCATGAACAAATTAAGAAACGTAAGCTGAAACGGAGACAAGAGAAGCAAAGAAAAAAGACATTTATTATTAACACATTTGGCAAGGGTAGGTATTATCTAGGTTACTTGTTTGGTAGTTGGGTTTGGTATAGCTGCAATAATAACTTTTACGAAAAGAAGATTGCAGAACCGTCAATTCCGCAACCTTCAAGCAAAGTCTTATATTTATCTAGCTTCAGATAATATCATTGCCCTTTAATTTAATTTTATTCATTTCATTTGCTCCTAATTAGGGGCTTTCTTTTTGTGTATCATATTTAACAGTAAATTAATTTCAGTAAATATAAATTGATGGTTTTTATCCAAATAATGAAAAAGATTGTTGAATCTTGATAATTTACCATATATAATTGATTTAAAATAAAATATTGGACATATGAGAAGGGGAAGGTGCTCACCGACCAAAGTTTACACCAACCCCTACAGTGTCCCACGAGGGAACAAGATAATTATATCTTGTCTTTTGTCCTCGTGCAATAGGAGGAGTAAATTTATGGTAAAAGAAGATGTGATTATCCGTATCCTGAGTAAGGCAGTTGATCTCCTTACTCAGGAAGTTGCCGTTCAGCTTAAAGTGATCTTAGAAGAAGAACTCTACAACTATGACTTGCAGCCGGTTGAAAATGCTATTATACCTTTCGAAGGTATTCCGGAAAAAATTGTTTTATTTATTACCACTAAAAAACTTGAAGGTCTTTCTCGAAAAACATTAAAAAGTTATTCTCTTCATTTAGCTAGATTTTCAAAAACCGTACAAAAAAGAATAGAAGATATCACTGTAATAGACATAAGAAGATACCTTGCTCAATATGCTTCTACAGGAATAAAAAATTCTACTTTGGATACAGAAATCAGTATTTTAAGAAGCTTTTTTAATTGGCTAGAAGCAGAGGATTACATATTGAAAAGTCCCATGAGAAAAATAAAGCCGGCTAAAAAAGAAAAACGAATTAGAAAGGCACTGTCTCAGGAGGAACTTGAAATGTTGAGGTTAGCTTGCAGAAATCAACGAGAAAAAGCAATGATTGAATTTTTTTATTCAACGGGCTGCAGACTAGATGAAGTGTATAAACTAAATAAAAATGATATCGATTGGAATAAAAGCTCTGTTAATGTAATTGGAAAGGGGAATAAGGAGAGAACAGTTTTTTTAAATGCCAGAGCAAGGGTACATTTGTGGAGGTATTTAGACTTGCGCAAAGACAATAATGAGGCACTTTTTGTGGGGTTGCGATTACCTATGAAACGTTTAAGTCATAGGGGATATCAAAAAGTACTTAATCAATTAGGAGTAATGGCAGGCATAACTAAGTCGGTACATCCGCACCTGCTAAGACATACAACGGCTACAACAGCAGTAAATGCCGGAGCAAGTATTCAAGCTGTACAGAAAATGTTAGGACACACTACACCTGCTACTACGCAGATATACGCAGACCTAAATGTGGATGAAGTTCAAATAAGTCATAGAAAATTCGTCTCATAAGATTAACTTACCAATATTACAAAATTGTGTTTAAATAAACAATAATCGACAAATATTTTGTGATAGTATATTATATATATATAAATATAAAATTAAGAGAGGTGAATGGTATGAAGAACAAGCTTAAACTAATTGTACTCATGGCGTTGTCTATCATTGGTATTACTGCAGCTACTGCATCTGCTGGGGCGTGCTGGTGTTTCTCTTTTTATGAAAAAGAATGCCCAAAGTCTTTGCTAAAGTAACACAAGTAAAATAAAAAAGACTCCATTCAAACCGGAGTCTTTTTTATTTTCATATTTTGTTCGTAACGCATTAAATCATCAAAAAAGTAAGCCTCGTTAGTAATGCATTTATATTTTGATAGTATCTGATTTGCTATAGCCAAACCGTGTCCACGCCCACTCCCCTTCGTAGAATATCCATCCTGATTTATTTTTTTAATATTAACTATTTCTTTACAACTATTGCTTAATTTAATTTCAATCATGCTAGGATAAGAAACAAACTGCATTTCAATTATTTTTTCATTTGTACCTTCTGCAGATTCTATAGCATTGTCGAGATATATTCCTATTAATTCACAAAAATCAGATATCTTAATACCTGATAGTACATTTATTTCACCAACGCATGTGAATTCAAATCTAATACCCGCTTGTGTCGCCTTTTCGAGTTTGGCTGATATAATTGCGTGTAAAGCAACATTTTTTATATTATATAAAGAAGTATTTATAGTTGTTACTGTATCTTGGAACTCATTTAAATATGCTAAAGCTTCTTCTGTATTTCCTCTTTTTAACATTAATCTTAAGGTTTCGTTGTGATTTACCGCATCATGTTTAACTCCTCTCAATTTTATTAATGTTTCTTCTAGTGATTGATTATAAAACGATTGCTGTTTCATTTCTTCTTGGAGCTCATTTTTTTGTTGTTGCATATTATGAATTACTAGTATAACTACAAAAAAGAATATTAATATTCCCATTAGAACAGAAAAAGCTATAATATTGTTAGACTCTGAACCGTATGTTTGAGAAGATATAATTACGACTATTATAATTACACAAAACAAAACAAGCAACGAGTTTAAATTTTGTACTTTCCTGAACTTCAAAATTTTAGATAGTGTAAAAACCATAATTAAAGCTATTACAAAAGCAGAAATATTTGATATTAGATATAAGGTCGAATTTTCCGATACTGTTTTTGTTGTAATATTCATTCCAAATAAATTTAGCAATATAGCAGCAACTATATTACCAATTCCGAACGCAACAAATATAAGTAAAAATGACGATATGGCTTGGACCCATTTTACTTTCAAAATAACTTTTATCATAATTATACTTATAATAAGTATTGTAACTGGCTTAAGCATCTGCAATATGCTTGTCATATCAATTAGTTCCATCCAAAGTGTTGATATAATTCCGTTGACGACCCCAAATACAAAAATAAACAATGTTATTTTGGTATTTGACCTTTTATAACGAAAATTTAATTTAAGGAACATATATACCAATACTGCTGTCAACGCAGGGAACAAAGTATTAATAAGAAAATTTTGAATCATAATTGGGGTCTCCAATCTTTAAAATATCCTCGAAAACGAGGTCCAATGTCGCAGACAGAACCATCATGCAATGTAAGAGATTTATTTGATTTGTGTAATATTCTTTCTGTATTAACAACAATTGATTTGTGGCATTGCTGGAAAATTTGATCGTCAATACGACTCATTAAAGATTTTAAAGTTTCGGTTGTAGCGTATTCGACCTGTCCTACCTTATCTAAAACTGTATGTATATACGTTTTTTCGTTATTACAATCTATATAATATATGCTTTTTAAAGGTATGAAGTATTGTCCGTAATTTTCTCTATCCCCTGTGTTAACTTCTATACAAATTACTCTTTGCTTTTGGCGCTTTATTTCGTCATTAAGTCTTAATAAGGCCGTTTCCAATACGTCCAATTGTGGCTTATGGACGAACCAGTACGCTTGCACTTCGTATGCAATCTGAATAAAATGTGCACAAGCGGTGTAAAAAATTATTTTTATTTCGTGATTGCTTTCTCTAATTTGTTTGGCAACAGACATGCCGTTTGTTTTTTCCATGAGGTTTATGTCAATGATGCAACAATTAACTTTATTTTCATCAATTGCCTTAAGGAATTTATTATAGTCCGTTGTTGCTATGATTATGTCACCTTCAACATTATGTCTTTCAAATAATCCCGATATTTCTGTAATCATTTCGTCAATTGTACCCTTATCATCATCCAGTATTGCTAAGTTGAGCATATTATAACTACCTCCCAATTAGTTATTTTACTATAATAATATATTAGATTACTGTAAAAAACAAAACGCAAACAGTCAAATATTATACTGTTTGCGTTAAATATGGTTAATTATTGTATTCTTACAACATTTTACCGACCGAAAATGACATTTTACCGAACGGCACAACAAATAACAAAAAACGTAGTATATACTATAAACATAGTTTATACAAAAACACCAGCAAATGGAGGTGATATGTTTTTTGTTATTTATTCTTGTTAATAAACATCTTTTGAGACAGCTTGGGAGGCGCTCAAAAGAATATCTGCTCAACTTATGTGTATTATAGCATTTTATTATTAAGTGTGAAAAAATAATCTGTAAATTGAAGTTGTCGTTAAGTATGTTTTGTTTAACTTCAATTTCACCGCTTGAAAACACACTTTCACCGAATTATGGAGGAATTACAATGGCTCAATTAGAATTATTAAGAAACAAAAGCATAGAATTGTTTAACACTATAAATTCCAAACTTAATAATGAAGATAAGCATTATTTGTTTGAATACGAAACCATACTTACCGAAATCCAGATAGTAGAGTCCAAAATGTTGGACGACAAAACAGACGACAATCAGCATATCATATATGATTTTTATTCACAAAAATAAACGTTGGAAAGAAGCAAAAATGAGCACCTTTCAGAAATCCTGTAAAATAGGTATTTTCTGAAAGGTGCTCTATATATGGAGTTAACAAACATGAACAATATTTTAAAATATAGGACTTAAAATCCTGCGGGACTAACCTCCCGTACCGGTTCGATTCCGGTCTTCGGCACCAAATAAAGGATTGAGATATAATCTCAATCCTTTATTTATTTTACTTTGAAAAAGCAAAACAATTTATGAAATACATGTTATGTAAACAATTTTGAAACGTACTTCTACACTTTATTTTTTAAATAATTTGCATAGTTGAATAATTCTTTTTTTGCTTCCTCATTAAGAGAAGCATACACTTCTGTAAGTTCCTTTGTACTTAGTTCCGGCTGCTTTGTATCGGTTAGTCCTCCAAGCCAATCAAGGCTTACGTTGAATTTTTCGGAAATTATTATAGCCAAACTCATAGGGACATCTCTAGTCTCTTTTTCGTTTTCTCCTTCATATCTATAAACGGAACTTCTGTGAATACCAAGTATTTTTGCAAATTCATCAACTGAAAAACCCAGAGATGCCCTCAGCTCTTTTATTCTTTCATTGATAGATGCCATTTTTAAACCCTCCTGCGTAAGTCGTAACAATTATATTATACAACTTTTGTTCCCAAATGCAAATTATATTTTCCGTTTGGAGACTTTTTATTGACATTGGTAAATCCAGGTGATATTATTTTATTGTTCCCAATGAGAGACAATATTATATTGAGTTCATTTAAGTATAGATTTATTTTAAACAATCTGTTCCCGAATGGGAATAACAGCGTGATTAATTATATAAAAGGAGAGTAATATGATAAAAGAAGAATTAAGTCAGATAATTAAGCTAAAAAAAGAAATAAAACAGCTAAACGAAAAACTTCAGGAATTAAGCTATGGAGACAACGAAACGATTGTAACGGATAAGGTAAGAGGTAGTATGGCACAGTTCCCCTATTTGCCAAGATCCTTTACAATTACAGGACGCGAGGAAATGTCTGAGGAATGTATTAAAGAGAGGAATGAGATTGGAGTTCGAATAAGAATCAAAACACAGAGTCTTATGGAAAAAGTTAACAAGGCCTATGAATTTATAGAAAGTATTGAGGACAGTACCGTAAGACAGATAATGGTTTACCGCTACATAGACGGATTGACCTGGGAGCAGACGGGAGAATGTATGAGCTACTCATGGGAGACCGTAAGAAAAAAACATGATAAATTCCTTAAAACAATACCAACCAATACCAGTATATATGATGTAAAATAGTATTTGTAAAAAGAGACAACAAAATATTTCAAAAGGAACTTGCAGTTGATGGGGAGCGGATAATATTCCGGCTCCTTTTTTGTTCCCATTAAATCAAAAAAGCTTGTAAGGAGGTAGTTGTATGTTAATTAGAATTCAAACAGCAGGGAGGGATTATTATTCTTATCGAGGTAATTGATGCAATTGCAACTAAGCTGAGCCGGGATTTCGGCAGTTCGGTTGGGGTTTACAAGGAGGAGGCAGAGCAGGAGATGGCAACACCTTGCTTTTTAATTTCTCTTAATAATTTCAGTCAGAAGCAGATAACAGGGAAGAGGTACTACAGAGAGCAGCGATTCACTATTAAGTATTGTCCCGCAACCGCAAACAAAAATACAGAAGTTTGTCAGGTTGCAGACCGTCTCTACGACACATTGGAGTCTATTCTTATAGAAGCTGACATGTTCAGAGGCTCCAAAATGAGCTGTGAGGTTGTCGAGGGCGTACTACTTTTTTACGTAAATTACAATTTCTATGTTTATAAGGAAACACCGTCAGAGGAGCCTATGGAAAATATAGCTGTGGAAGGCGGCCTTAAACAGTAGTAATAAAGCAGCAAAATCAGAAATACCAACCTTTTCAAAGAAGCAGATTTCTAAAATGTATTTTTTGATGGGGTTGATAATTTAATAAAACAAAATTTTTGAAAGGAAAGGTGAATTACATGGCACTTGGAGGAGGCACTTTTTTAAAACAAAACAAGGTTTTACCCGGAAGCTACATTAATTTTGTTAGCACATCTAGGGCAACCGCAACACTTAGCGAAAGGGGGTATGCAGCAATGCCGCTGGTTCTTGACTGGGGCGTTGACGGAGAGGTTTTCAAGGTTGATGCCGACAGCTTCCAGAAAGATTCCCTGAAGATTTTCGGCTACAACATCAAGGATGAAAAACTAAAGGGGCTCAGAGATTTGTTCAGACATATAAGAGCCGGATATTTCTACAAGCTCAATAAAGGACAGAAGGCGGCATGCAAATATGCTACTGCAAAATATGCAGGAACCAGAGGAAATGATCTTAAAATTGTTATTGCACAGCACGGTAATGATGCAAACAAATTTGATGTCCAAACATTTCTGGGAACAATCAGAGTAGATTCCCAAACGGTTTCAAGCATGGCTGAATTGATTCCAAATGATTTTGTTGATTTTATTGTTGGTGAAATTGCATTAACAAGCGGAATACAACTGATTGGCGGAACAAACGGCGAGAATATTACAGTAGAGGACTACCAGACATTTCTTGACAAGATTGAGTCCTATTCCTTCAATACTCTTGGATGTGTGGAAACATCGCCTGAGATAACAGACCTGTTTGTTGAGTTCACAAAAAGAATGAGGGATGAGTCGGGAGTTAAATTCCAGACTGTTCTTTACAGGACACCGGCAGATTATGAAGGTATTATCAGTGTTCAGAATGATGTTGCAGAAGAAATTAATTCATCAGCATTGGTTTACTGGGTGACAGGTATAGCAGCAGGCTGCCCTGTAAATAAGAGCAATACAAACAAGGTTTATGACGGCGAGTTTACCGTGAATGCGGACTTCAGACAAATCGAGCTTGAAGCTGCCGTTTCAGAAGGTAAATTTATTCTTCACAGGGTTGGTGATGACATTCGTATATTAGAGGATATCAACAGTTATGTATCTTACACGGATGACAAGAACAACGATTTCGGAAGAAATCAGACAATCAGGGTTCTTGATCAGATTGCAAACGATATTGCGGTTCTGTTTAACACTAAATACAACGGCAATGTTCCAAATGACGCAGCCGGAAGAATTTCCTTCTGGAATGACGTTGTAAAGCATCATCAGGAACTTCAGAGCATAAGGGCCATTGAAAACTTTAAGCCTGAGGATGTTGTTATTTCAAAGGGAGACAGCAAAAGGGCAATTGTAATTCAGGATGCTGTTACTATTATGAATTCTATGGAACAGCTTTATATGACAACGGTTGTACAATAATAAAAAAAGGAGCGGATGAATATGCAGACAATGAATGGAAAGGATGCGTTAAGTGCATCTTTGGCAGAATGTTACGTTACTATTGAGGATAAAAGATATAATTTTATGCAGGCTATAAATCTTGAAGCAAAGGTTGAAAAAACCAAGAGTGAAGTACCTATTCTCGGCAGAACGGGGAAGGGTAACAAAGCTACAGGCTGGAAGGGAACCGGCTCTGCAACCTTCCATTACAATACCTCTATTTTCAGAGATTTGCTGGCAAGATACAAGGACACAGGAGAGGATATATACTTTGACATTCAGGTAACAAATGAAGATTCAAGTTCCAGTGCAGGCAGGCAGACAGTTATTTTAAAGGGTTGTAATGTTGACGGCGGAATTCTTACAAAGTTTGATGCTGATGCAGAATATCTGGATGAAGATATGGACTTTACTTTTGAAGATTTTGAAATACATGAAAAATTCTCCGTACTTCCGGGAATGGAATGTTAAATAAGGAAAGGGTGTTATTAATATGAGTGGATTAAGTTCTTTTTTAAGGCAAAATGTATTAGACAATGAGAATGTAAAGTATGTTGCATCAAAGAGATTTGTAGATGAAAACGGGGTGCCTATAGAGTGGGAAATCTGCTCCATTACTTCGGAAGAGGATGAAGCCATAAGAAAGGCATGCACACGCAAGGTGCAGATTCCGGGTAAGAAAAACCAGTATACTCCAGAAACCGACTACAATGCTTACCTTGGAAAGCTGGCTGCAAGATGCACCGTTTACCCTGATTTACATAATGCAGAACTGCAGAACAGCTATGGCTGTATGGGTGAGGATACTCTTCTTAAGACCATGCTCAAACCGGGAGAATATGCCGATTATCTGGCTAAAATCCAAGAGGTTAACGGCTTTGACGTTACTATGGAAGATTTGGTTGACGAAGCAAAAAACTAATTAACGAAGGTGACAGCGATGCTAATATTGCATACTATTGCCTTCACAAATTTCATATAACACCCGGTGAGTTTTTGAAGCTTCCAAGAGAGGAAAGGGCCTTTATAACTGCGGCTATTCAGATTAAAATTGAAAACGATAAAAAGGAAATGAACAAAAACAAGCCAAGAAAAAGGTAGTATAAAATAAAAGGCACTCCGTAATGGGGTGCCTTTTTCATAAAGGTAGGTGATATAAATGGCTACAGTAGCGAATTCATTACAGTTGATTGGTGGGACTACAACCGCATTGAGTACGGTTGTAAAGCCTGTGATAGAAATCATAGATAAAACTCAGGAGCTTCAGAATCAGTTAAAAAAACCCTTTAATATGAGTGGATTCAGGGAAATTGCAAATGTGGCGAGACTAATTGCAAAGGAATTTTATGCAGTTCAGGATCAAGTCAAGGAGTCTATTGATTCCATTGAAAAGATGGCAAAGGTTAAGGATATTTCATCCAAAATTTCATCAGGTATGGAAATGGTGGATAAATACTCAAACCAGAATGCTAGACTTTCAATGATGACTGATAAGCGCCAGAGCACAGGAGAATTACAGCACAAGGTGTATTCTGCAGCGAATAATTCAAGAAGTACTTTTGACAGTACGGCTGCAACTGTGACAAAGCTTGGGCTTTCGGCTAAAGGAAGATTTAAAGATAATAATGAAATCCTTGGCTTTACAGAACTGATGAATAAGTCTTTTGCCGGGGCCGAGTCAGGTGAGGCTACAAAGGGCATTGATAAAATAACAGATGCAATGGTATCCGGAAATCTAAAGGGAGAGGACATGGCATCTGTTTTCCAAAATGCACCTGCAATGGGGCGGGCAGTCTCAAATTACACGGGACAGTCTCAGCAGCAGCTTATTGCCGGAAACGGTGTTTCGGCAGAAGTTTTGAAAAACTCAGTATTGAGCGCTTACGACCAAATTAATGCAAAGTTCGCCACAATGCCCGTAACCTTCCAACAGATAGGTTCAACTATTAAAAATACTCTGTTTGAAGCATTTATTCCTGTATTGCAAGCAATAGCAAACGCTGCTACGTGGGTTTATAATAACTGGGCCACAGTTGCACCTGTTTTCTGGGGAATTGCTGCGGCTGCAGGTGCTTATGCAATAGGGCTTGGTATTTCGACTATAGCTACAACTATGCAGAAAATAGCACAGGATGGGTTAAATGCATCATTGTTCACTTCTCCATTGTTTTGGATTGCATTGGTAATAGGAGTAATAATAGGTCTTATTTATAAATGGGTTCAATCTGTAGGCGGAATTCATGTTGCATGGCTGATTGTGGTTAATGCTATTCTCATTTTATGGGATGCTCTGAAAATATCATTTTTTACAGGTGTGTACTGGGTTATTGATCTCTGGAATTTAATGATGGCGGGTATGAAGTCGGCAGGTGTTGCAATCCAGAATTTTATGGGTGATATGAGAGTAGGTGTACTTACCATTCTACAGAACATGGTAAATGGCGCAATTGATATTATTAATAAGTTTATTGGATTACTGAACAAAGTACTTCCAGAGGTATCCATTAAGGCTGTTAGTCATGTGACGTTCGGAACTGAGGCAAAAATCCAGAATGAAGCCGAAAAGGCAGCCAGAGAGGCAGACCTTAAGCAGTACAACCAGAAAATAGATTCAATAAAGCAGCAACATGACGTTGATATACTTAAACGTCAAGTTGAGGCGGGTGCAAATATGCAAAAAAGACAAGACAACATTGAGAACGCAAAGGCCCAGGCTGCTAAAAAGGACAAATCAGCTTCAAATTTCAATGTACCCGGATATAACTCATTGAAAAATCCCGCTTCCGCTAAAGCCGGCGGTATTGCAGATAGCGACACGAAAAATCATATAGCCAATACTGCTGCTAACACAGGTGCCATGAAGGATTCAATGCAAGTTTCCGAAGAGGACTTGAAGTACATGAGGGACATAGCTGAACAGGAGGTAGTAAATAAATTTACTACTGCGGAAATCAAGGTGGATATGACTAATCATAACAATATCAACAGTAACCTTGATTTAGACGGGATTGTTTCATATATGGAGCAGAAGGTTTATGAAACAATGTCGGTAGCAGCAGAGGGGGTGTATAACTGATGCCTTACCAAATCTGGCTGGGAGGGGTTCGGATGCCTGTTGCCCCTTCAAAGTTTGAAACAAAAATCAAGAATCAGAATAAGACTGTCAGTCTGATTGACGGGAGTGAAGCAAGTATACTAAAGGCTCCGGGATTAACGGAGTTTTCCTTTGAATTGCTCATTCCTCAGGTGAATTACCCTTTTGCAGACTACCCTGATAAGGAATTTGTAAATCCCAAATATTATCTGGACCATTTCAGCCGTTTAAAAAAGGATTGTAAACCATTTAAGCTGTATATTGAAGAAGAGATATCCTTTAAGGATAAATTTGTGCGTAAAATAACAAATACATGGGTTTCTCTTGAAGAGTACAGTATAACAGAGGATGCAGGAAACGGTCTTGATTATACCGTTTCTATGACCCTCAAACAGTATAAGCTATGTACCGCACTAAAATATCCGTTAGAAGGCATTAAACCCGCTAGAGGCAGTAAGAAATCCACCCCTGTCAAACCTAAAACCTATAAAGTCAAAAAGGGAGACACCCTCTGGGCCATTTGTAAAAAATATCTGGGTGACGGCTCAAAGTATCCTCAGATAGCCAAACTGAACGGAATCAAAAATCCTAACCTTATCAGAGTAGGGCAGGTGATTAAGCTTGGTTGAGTTAAAGATTCAGAATGGTTCTACGGTGTATCTGCCTTGCATTGAGGATGAAATCACATGGGAGACCTCCAGAAAAGGTGTTCCGGGTAAGCTGGAATTTTCAGTGGTAAAAGACGAAATAATTAGCTTTCAGGAAGGCAACTTAGTGCAACTAAAAGTAGACAATAAAAAGGTTTTCAATGGCCATATTTTCACTAAAAAGCGCAGCAGCGATCAGATTATAAAGGTTACTGCATACGACCAGTTAAGGTATCTCAAAAATAAAGACACAAAGGTATTTGAAAACCGTACGGCAAGCCAGATAATCAAAAGCTTGGCAGATGACTTCCAACTGGTAACCGGAACCATTGAAGATACAGGTTATGTAATTGAAACAAGGGTTGAGGATAACAAGACATTAATGGATATGATTCAAAGTGCCCTTGATATTACAATGCAGAATAGGAATAAGATGTATGTACTGTTTGACGACTATGGGGCTATAAGCTTAAAGAGTATTGATTCCATGAAACTTGACATTCTTATCGAAAAGAGCACAGCTGAGGATTTTGATTACACCTCGTCTATTGACTCAAATACCTACAACCTTATAAAACTGGCCTACGATAATGACAAAACAAAGAAACGTGAAATTTATGAGGCCAAGGACAGTAATAAAATTGCTGAGTGGGGACTTCTTCAATATTATGAGAAAGTTAATCAGAATACTAATGCTAAAGCCAAAGCTGACGGACTTCTTAAGCTGTATAACAAAAAAACCCGCAACCTTTCTGTTTCCAATGCAATTGGAGATATCAGAGTCAGAGGGGGGTGCCTTTTTCCGGTCTGGTTGGAGCTCGGAGATGTGAAGGTTCAGAACTACATGCTTGTGGAGACCGTAAAACACACCTTTAAGAGCAACCAGCATTATATGGATATCACATTGAGGGGCGGTGATTTTGTTGCCTAATATGGTTGAAATTATCAAGATGGCGGCAATAGATGCGGTGAATGATTCAAAACCTACAACTGTTGTTTTTGGGAATGTTCTAAGTACCGCACCAACTGCAATCAGTATTGATCAAAAGCTGATTTTAAAGGAGGCCCATCTGATATTTACCAATAATGTAAAAGAACATGTGCTGGAAATATCGGATGAACTGGGGGAAAAAAGGAAATTTACAGTTCATAACGGATTGACAGTCGGTGACAGTGTGATAATGGTTCAGATACAGGGCGGACAAAAATACCTTGTTTTTGATAAGGTGGTGAAGGAATGATTCCAACTTTAAATGATGATTTACAGCCTGATTTTGAAGTCTGTCAGCAGCCGGGCAGAACCTATAAAATGAATCTTGAGGAAATGAGAATCGGAGGTTCTGTTGACGGGATTGAGGCGATTAAGCAGGCAATTTATAAAATTCTGAATACTCAAAAATTCCAGTATTTGATTTACAGCTGGGATTACGGGATTGAATTAACAGACCTTTTTGGTGAATCCACGGCACTTGTTTATTCAGAGATAGAAAACAGAATACGGGAGGCTTTGCAGGAGGATGACAGAATTACGGACGTGAGAGACTTTTCTTTTGAGTCAGGTAAACGTCAGGTTTTGGTCAGATTTACTGCATACACTACGGAAGGTACTGCTGATATTGAAAAGGTGGTGATGGTTTAAATGTATGAAAATGTAACCTATGAGGTACTTTTGAAAAGGATGTTGGATCGGGTTCCTGATACGATTGACAAGCGTGAGGGCTCGGTTATTTTTGATGCGTTGGCTCCGGCGGCTGCAGAACTGGCCCAAATGTATATTGAAGCAGACGTAATATTGAATGAAACCTTTGCCGATTCAGCGTCAAGGGATTTTTTGATTAAAAGGGCTGCGGAACGAGGGATTGTTCCGACGGAAGCTACCAATGCAATTTTAAAAGGGGTATTTAATATTAATATTCCGCTGGGTTCAAGGTTTTCTTTGGGAAACCTTAATTATGTTGTTACCGAAAAAATAAGAGAGTGTGAATTCAAGCTCAAATGCGAAACTGCCGGAGCAGAAGGAAACAGATATTTCGGAATGTTGATTCCAGTGAACTATATTGAGGGACTGACAAAAGCGGAAATTACCGAACTGCTTATTTCGGGAGAGGATGAAGAAGATACCGAGCAACTTAGAGCCAGGTATTTTGCAACATTAGATTCACAGGCTTTTGGGGGTAATATGTCCGACTATAAGGAAAAGGTAAATCAGCTTCAAGGGGTTGGGGGTATTAAGGTTTATCCAGTATGGAACGGCGGTGGTACGGTTAAACTTGTGGTTGTAAGCTCCCAGTTTCAAAAGCCTTCAAATGATTTAATCACCAGTATTCAATCCCAGATAGACCCTTTGAACAGCCAAGGCGAAGGTGTAGGCTTTGCACCTATCGGGCATGTAGTTACGGTTATAGGTGTAATGGAACAGAAGGTTGACATAACACTGAACCTGACATACCGTGAAGGTTGGAATTGGGAGGACGTAAAGGGGTATGTGAACACGGTTATCGATAATTATTTTAATGAGTTAAGTAAAGCGTGGGCTGACAGTGATAATCTCATAGTCAGGATAAGCCAGATTGAAACCCGTCTGTTGGAGATTGAAGGGATTTTGGACATTTCGGGGACAAAAATCAATGGTATAGAGCAAAATCTGATGCTTGATAAAGATGCTATTCCGGTCAGGGGTGATGTTATTGGATAGGGAAATCGATATTTTGAACTATCTGCCGGAGTTTTTACAGGATTTCAGGGAATTCCGAGAGCTTGCTGCTTCTGAAAATCCTGAAATCCGGTCCCTTTGGGGCAGGCTGGGCAATGTGCTGAAGGAGCAGTTTATATACGATTCCACCGAAAACGGAGTAAAGCGTTGGGAAGCAATCCTCAAAATAAATCCAAAAGGCTCTGACAGTCTAGAGGTGAGGAAATTCAGGATTCTGACAAGACTCAATGAAAAGCTGCCCTATACTTGCAAAAAATTGGCACAGCAGTTGGAAACGTTATGCGGTGAGTCGGGCTACTCACTTGAACTAAAAAATGATGAATACAAACTTATAGTAAGAGTGGCACTGACTGCTAAGTCCATGCTTGCCGAGGTGGAAAAGCAGTTGAAAAGAATCGTACCGGTCAACATGTACGTTGATTTGAGCTTGCTCTACAAACAAAACTCATCTTTGGTCAGCTATACCCACGCTCAAATGAGAGAGTACACACATGAACAATTAAGAAGCGAGGTGTTTTAATTATGGCAGTAAATACGGTTAACTACAATTTAAAAAAGCCATCCCAGGAGGATTTCTACAACATTGGGGATCACAACGGGAATATGGATATTATTGATACACAGATTAAGAAGATTGAAACGGAGCTGGAGGGGCATGTGGGGGATACGCATAATCATGTCCCGCATTTGGGTACCACAGTTAACAACGGTAATACATACACAATTGATAGCGAAAAAAATATTTCAGACGGTTCAAAATTCAGTGTTAAATTTAATGCTATTGCCACAGGGTCAGCCACTTTGAATATTTCATCTGATGGATTAGCAAGAAGCTTAAAAAAACCCAGTGGTGAAGATTTTAAACCAAAGGCAGGCATTTATTCTTTTATACGGGACGGAGAAAATTTTCAGTTATTGGGTGAAGGGGGGGCAGATATTATTCCTATTTATTCCGGCCTAGCAAAAATAACACGGATAGATGAAAGCAAGGGTAGTGCCGAATTTTATTCCTCAGGTACATTAACTTGGTCAACGGTACCTCAGACAGTTGATATATTCCTCGTCGGTGGGGGAGCTAATGGTGAAAAAGGAGGTGATATGAGTGGAGATAACTACTTCGGAGGTAACGGCGGAGGCAGTGGATACACAAGTATGTACATGAGCGTAAACATCGAGGCAATTACAACTATAATAGTAGGTTCTGGGGGAATTATTGGCGGGCAAAGCAAAGTTGGAACAATATATGTTGCAAATGGTGCTTCCGGACGAATTGGTGGTAGCAATGGTGGATTTGGAGGATTTATAGCCGAAAGAGCAGCAACAAATGGAGGCTCAAACGGAACACCAGGTCAGGGAACATCCACATGTGATTTTTTTGGTACTATTCATGCAGCTGGAGGTGGAGGAGGAGCATCTTCATTTAGTTCCAATAATAAACCTGGAATTGGCGGTTTTGCTAACGGAACTGGAGGTGCCGGAACGAAAGGCGGTCTCGGGTCTGGTGGACAGGTAGGAGATGGCGGTACCGGTGGCGGGGGCTATGGAGGAGGAGGAGGTGGTGGTGGCTGTGGTTCTGGAATAGGTGGCTCTGGAGGCTCAGGAATAGTAATAATTCGATGGGGGTATTGATATGGATTTAGCTTTAAGATGTGCCATATTGGCAGAAGATAAGACTACAGTTGAAAATATAATAATTGCGGATCAGTCATTCGCTAATTCAATAGGGGCTATAGTATGTGGTACGATTGATGTGACTAAAGGAGACAAGTATGAGGACGGATATTTTTATCGTGATGGAATTAAACTCATCCCGGATTTAACTGAAATTGAAAAACTCAGATTCATAGTAGATAATTTAATAGTAGATAACCTAAAAGTGCAAAGCCAAATAGATATAATTATAGGCAAAAAGGTTACAGAAGGTGGTGATACCTAATGTTTGAACGATTAAGCTACTTATATAAAGCTGGTAGGCTTACGGCAGAACAGCTGAATATTGCGGTGTCTAAAGGCTGGATAACAGAAGCCCAAAAGGCTCAACTAATTAAATAGTACATAATAGCAAAAAAGGATTACCCACAGCCCGGGTAATCCTTTTTTTAGCTTTATGCCGTGTAGAAAGGAGGTTTGTCAATGACTGGAGAGTGTGGCTATCGTTGTATAAATGAGGAAAGAATTAGAACGCTGGAGCAAAACCACACCGAGACAAAAGTGTATGTTAAGGAAATAAAAGAGGATTTGACGGAAATAAAAACAGATATCAAAAAGAGAAACGAAGCAGAAACCAAAACATGGTCTCCCATTGTACTGGAGCTTATCAAAGCACTCACTACCGCAATAACAGTAATCGGGGCCATAGTAGGGGCTTTGAAATTTTCGGGAAAGTGAGATGAGATAACATGCCTTGTGTAAAGTTTAAATATCAGGATGAATCATGTGTGTACCCAAAACTAATAAATGCTGTAAATATAATGTGTATCGCAAAAGGCCGGAACTGCCTCTGTACCTCAGGTTACAGAAGTGTTGAAAAGCAGAGGACCATAGCAAAAGAGGTCTTGGCAGGTAATCCCGGCAGCCATCAGAGAGAAGACGGCTCTGTGTACAGTAAAAACGGAGAGTGCCTTGCTGCTGCTTATGGTAAAAGTAATCATTGTTATTGTATTGCAATGGATATCTGCGACAGTTGGTTTAAATTACTCGAGAATGAGGAGTTGAAAAAATACGGACTTGTAAAACCCATGAGCTATGAACCATGGCATGTTCAACTTCTGGAACACACCGGGTTAAGCCTATCACAAAAGGAAGCGATCAGAGACAGTGTTTTTAAGGGAGTGAAAAAAGACATGACGGTAAAGGAATTTCAAGCAGTGACGGGACTTGCGGTAGACGGGATCGCAGGCCCCAAAACAAAAGGGAAAGCACAAGAATTAGTTAAAGTATGTCAAAAGATACTTGGAAATAACTTTGAATCGGCAGAGGAAACTGTTCGAATTACTCAGAAAAATCCTGAAATATGGTTGGAGAAGCTTAAAACAGAACAATATTTCCCTGATTTCGTGATGAATATAGTTGAAAGAATGAAAGGAGAACGACTATGAAGGAGAAAATTGCAAAGCTAATTGATGTAAAAACAATAGTTACCTTTGTTCTGGTAGGGGCATTAATCGGGTTCATTGTTACAGGAAGACTGGAGGCCAAGGAGATAGTACCTTTGACTACAATGGCGGTTTCCTTTTTCTTTGCGGTTAAACTCAATAAAACATAACAGAGTTTACCATAATTGTATTTAAAAATAAACAATGGAAAAGGGGTTGAATGAAATTAAGAACAGTATTATACTATATAAATAGAACATATGTTCTGTTTATGACAAGGAATAAGTGCGAGTACTAATTAAATTGGAGGTAAAAGGCTGATGGGAAACCAAAGCAGGGGTAAATTAATTGATAGTATAGTAGAAGGCAGAATCACTTCCGTATGCAATAGAGAATGTCTGAATATAAGTTATATGGAACTTCAGAATCAATTAATTGAAACCAGAAAGCGGATAGCCGGTGATTTACGTGACGACAAGCTAAGACTTCTGGAAATATACGATAAATTGAACAACGATATATCCGAATTAGTATTCAAGGCCTTATACATAGAAGGGTACAAGGACGGAAAGAGTTAGTACTATCT